ACCCATTCATGTTCCCGTGGTCTGTGAGGGCAAGTGCTTCGCCCCCGTTCTCATAGCAAAAATCCATATGCTCATCTGGATATCCGATGGCATCAAAAATTGAGCCGGCTACGCTGTGTGCATGCAGGCCTACGAAAGGAATCTTTTTCTCGCTCATTTGTTTCTCCCTCTATACATAGTGTTTGTGTTCGGACGTTTGGTTTTCTGCCCAAGTTCCGATGATATAAATTTAACATATCCAGCCCACGAAGTCAAGTCATAAAACTCTTTTAACTCTTGAGTGGTGCCCTCCGGGCCGCCTCCAAAAACATCTTGCAGCCCGTACTCTAAAGAGAGGTGTCGCTCATCGATGGGCAGCAACTCCGAGGGCATCTCCCCGGGGGGAGGGGCCTTGTAGTAAGAAGCATTCGTGGTGATAGTATGCTTCGCGCGGCGCCACTCGTCGGCGTCCATTACGAAACTCAAGGGAAGGCCATCTTTTACTGTCTTGCCCTTGTGAGAAAAATAAAAAGGAACGTTCTTGCGTAATACAGAGCGACTAGCCAACACTTCCTTGGGGTCCATCATCCCCAACGGAAAAGAAACATAATAATGGTGTGGCTGGGTCCACCGCGAAAACTTTGTTTGAATCCAGTAGGCCACGTTGGCGCCATAAATCGCAGACCACGCATAGTTGTCTACCTTGCCTCGATGTTTAGGGTGGATAGGAACGTAGTAAATAGGAACTTCTATATGCTTGGTATTCCCAAACATAGCAAACACGCCTCTTTGAATACTGTCAATGTCTGTGGCATACACGCCAAGCCTATGGCGCAATAGTGGTGCCACATCATCGTTCGCCACAATCCATATGGAGGTACACCCGGCGTGTAAGCACTCATAGACAGTGGCTTCTAGTGCAGTATAGTTGGGAGCCACCGGTACAAGGGAGGAATCCCATTCCATCCCAAACTCTGTCTGCATCCCAGCTACCGGGATGATAGCAGGCATATTAAGTTTCTTAGCCATACAAAACAATCCGCGGGTCTAGCTCGCCCACTATCTCAAAATAAAAATCCCTTTTAATGGCCTGCCGCTCTGCGTGTCGCACCTTAAGAGGAAGCCCATTTTCTGTTTGAATGTTATGTTCTTTTAGCTTACGCTCAAGCTTGATTCTCACTATGGTCTCCGAAAAATCAAAACTCCTCAAGTCACAGTCGCTAATACAACTGCGTACAATAATATCTTTAAATTCGCCGTGATGATTCTGGTCTATTCGATTGGAGGGAACAAATTTAATACTTTGAAGCAACTCCTCATTGCAAAGGAGGGTAAAGTCCTCTCCCAGTCGCGACCCCTGTGTTACATCAAACAAGTCATACACCAGATGATCTTTGATGATCTCTTCTACTTCAAGGGTTTCAAAATTGTCGGTGTCAAAAATATGTAACGTTTTAAAGTCAATAAGAACCTTTGTATTTCCCTCGGTTATAATTTTTAGGTCTCCATCCTCGAAGGCAATCGTTCGAACTTCAAACGGAACCGGCAAGCGGGCGTTCATTCCTAAATCATAAATGCTATCTAACCATTTGCTTTTAACATCTTGGTGGCCCACCAGATAATGAAAAGGTCGTTGTTCGCTGTTGACAATCAGGTGGTAGCAATTTGCGCGAGCAAATTCCACGGCCTCTTCGCGCCAGCCAATAACAACGTCCGAAAATTTAAAGCGAATAGGAGACAAGAAGGTCATAGTGTCATTCTAGCACCCAATGACTCCCAAGTCAAGAAATTTATTTCGCCAAAATACCGATTACGTGGTTTTCCTTGATGACGGTGAAGGTCTCGCCGTTGTGCTGGATATCGCGGAGCATTTGTGCTTCCACAATAATCTGCAATCCGGTGCTCCATATGGTTCCGTTCTCGCCCGAGCAGTTGACTACTTCAACCACCGCAAATGGGCTTTCTACTGCGCGGTAATCCTGGGGCAAGAGAATTGCACTCTCTTCTGTGCCTGTGTCTTCTACAGTCTTCACGTAGAGGTAGTTATTGACTGGTGTAAAATTCATTTTGTTCCTTTCTGTTTTTGTTTTTTTAATCTGTTCTATATAAAACGCGATATAGGGACTGATAGTTAAATTCTTCGCCGCGGCGAGATCTAAAATTGAGTTCATTGAGCCTGAGAACTTGCGCTGCAACGGTGTTGTACCCTTCATTCTTCAACTTTTCACTAACAGCTTTAATATGAAAGTTAAATTTCTCGGCATTTGATTGTCTAACGGCAATAGCCTTAGCGCCTTGCTCAGCATAGAGATTGGGATTGCCAAACTTCAAATCGGGGTCCTCTTCTCTGCGGCGGCGAAATGACTCCTTAACAAGTGCTGATGTAGTCATGTTTTTGTTTCTGTGGTGTGCGTACGCGTGACATATCCCGCAAAGCGGCACTGTTTGAGTGCCCGAGCGGCTGCGGGGCACTACGTGATGGCGGTGTAACTCGGTGCCTTTGTACCCGCACTCAAAACATTGGTTGTCTACTATCCGCACTTGGCAAAACCGCAGTTTTTACAAGTAACGCAGCCCTCAACATATATGAGGCCCTCGGTTCCACACTCGCTACAAGTATGTTCAGTTGCCTCTTGACCATCCGGGATGTAGTTCTTTAAAATTCGTGCAATACACTTAGCAAAGCTAAACATATCTGAGTCCCGATCCTTCTGGAGTTGTTCTACTACATATTGAATGTTCGCTCCATGACGCATCCCAAGTGAAATCATACGAGTGAATGCGGAGTGGTTAGGATTATCGAAAGCCTTAACGAGATCCTTGATAATTACGGTGTCGCCGTTCTTCCCAACTTGCAAATCATAAACAGAGTTCATGGTCTTCCTAGGGTGTTTCACCAGAATGCCTTCGACTTTATCTTTTGGAATCTCAATTAGGTTTGAGAGTCCCCCCATAACTTCATATGGCTTTTGGTCCATTAGACCCACCACTATTAACCAGCGCTCTCCCTTAATCGTAGTGTGGTGGATGTTGCACGCTAGCTCAATAGGACGTTTGGGTGCCTTGTGCTGTGGGAAATGGTCATCTTCCGTCAGCAAAACTCCAGACCGACTACCGTCCACATACACAGTGAGTCCTTTTAATCCTTGGCGCCAGCCTTCCATATAAAGTCTGCCCACCAACTCAGGAGCCGTATTCTTTGGGAGATTGATCGTCGAACTGATGCTGTGATCAATGCTTTGTTGAATGGCTGCTTGTACAGCAATACGAGCTTCCCAATCAATGCTGTTTGATTCTACAAAAAATGCAGGAAGGGGAGCCGAGTCTTGAAGTGTTTGTGTTTCCATCCACGTCTTGATGTTGTGGTGGAACACCTCATACTCTACCCAGCGGTCGCCTAGGGCGTCCACGTGATCGGCGTCTAGGTGTTGCTCATCATGAGAAAGTTTTCGCCGGCGAACATACGAGTTCCTGAATACAGGCTCCAGACCGGACGAAGTCTGAGACATTATAGAAACCGAGCCAGTTGGCGCGTTCGTAAGGATTGAGATGTTCCGGCGGCCGTGTTTGGCAATTAAGTCTCTAAGTCTTGCCGGCAGTCTTTGAATAAAGTTGTTGTTTTCTTCGACGCTCCACTCAAATGCAGGAAATGCGCCGCGTTCTTGAGCAAGATAGACACTCTCTTCGTACGCTGCATCGCGCAAGGTACGATAGATTTTCTCAATAATTACAAGAGCTTCGGGGCTATCGTATGCTAAATTTAAGCACGCCATAGCATCAGCCAAGCCGTGAGTACCCAAACCAGTCCGACGCCCATTGTAAGCAGCTTTAAATAGCTTACTCCATAGCTCTTGCTCGTCCTCCGTATCTGCCCACTGTCGAATGTTTTCCAGCTTCTCAAGCTCAAGTTCTACCAGATCATCGGACAAGCGCATACCAATAGCAGCAACTTCTCTTAACTTACCGAAGTCAAAGTCTGCATTTTTTTGGAAAGAATTTTTTACGAGACTTTTTAAATTCAAAGAAATGAGCCTACAGCTATCGTAGGCCGAAAGGGGAATCTCCCCGCACGGATTAGTGGTCTTGGTTTTAAAGTCGTCGTACTCATGAGCAGGCAGGTTCTTAGTAATATTGTCCCACATAAGAAGACCAGGCTCCGCAGTCTTCGTGGCACACTCCACGATGCTATCCCAAAGAGTCGATGCGTCTACCTCCGCAGTATATTCTGGCTGCTCAGCATCAACTGGAAACTGTAAAGTGAATGATTGGTTGTTCTCTACCGCTTCCATAAAGCTGTCGCTAATCTTTACTGAGATGTTCGCTCCCGTAACCTTGTTGATGTCTTGCTTCATCGTAACAAACTTTGCAATATCTGGGTGGCGCACATCCATTGATACCATTAGCGCTCCGCGGCGTCCATTCTGTCCGATCATTCGGCAGACGTACGAGTAGAAATCAGCAAAAGACCACGCACCAGTAGTAGTCCGAGCGGAATTATTAACAGGGGCCCCTTCAGGACGCAAACTAGATATATCAACCCCAACACCGCACCGACGTTTAAAAAGATTCGCAAGATCTTTGCCAGCATCCATAATACTCGATACGGAATCGGCGGGATTATCAACAACAACACAATTAGAGAGAGACACATTAACATAATTATTTCCTATCCCCATCATGGGAGAGCCTTGGGGTACAATGTATTTAAAATTTTTGAGGAAAGAATAGATCTCTGTCTCTGTAAGATGATTAGATTTACGTGTGATGAACTTATCTTCCATTCTCGCGAACTCTCGTGCGAGGCGATGGTGCATATCATCGGGTGTCTTTTCAAGAAAATTACCTTTCTCGTCGCGCAAACAGTACTTTGTTATAAAAACATTGGTAGCTAATTCATCATCATCAAAATATTCCAGAGTGGCTTCTCGTACTTCAGTCTCCTCGAACATGGCTCAGCCTCCGTTATTCTTTTTAAATTTCTTATACTTCTCAACCAAATTCTCTTTTTGTTTCCTAACGCTTACTTCCACCAGTTCGTCCTCCCCGTAGGGGTCGAGCACCTTAATGTGCACATTGGATGTGTCCATAAATAAGGGAAACACAATCCCGTCCGGGCCGTTCCTATTCTTGGCTACAAAAAGGCGCCCCCCATTAGCGTTCTTGTCTTCTACTGTACGGGAAATACTAAAAATAAAATCTGCGATGAAACATTTATTGAATGCCTCAGAAATAGATTCCATTGTGATAACTTCGGCGTTAAGCCCCGACCGATTAGTCTGCGATGCTGTCCACACTGGTACCTCATACTCTGCAGCGATAGCGCGCAGCTCTTCATAAATAGATTCTAATTCGTTTCTCTTCTCTTTAAGATATCGAACAGGTCGTAATAAATCCCCATAGTCAATAATAATAATGTCAACTACAATATTTCGCATCTTCAATTTTTCCAGGTGGGCGCGTACTGTCTGGGTGGATGCTGTTTTGGTGGGATACTCTTTCACAATAAGAGTACCCTCGATATCTTGAACCTCTTCGTAGATTTTTTCCTTAAAGGATGATAAATTTTCAAGGGGTATCTTGGTAAGACACGCATCATAGCGCGAAGCTACCACCGTATCCTGGAGTTCGAGAGTATAATGAACAACGGTCTTGCCTTCGCGCAAAGCGTGGGCCCCCAGGTGTACCAAAGCCATAGACTTCCCGGCGCCCGTTGGGGCGATAACAACGCCTAACTCCTTCTGGCCTAGGCCCCCCTTACAAATGCCGTCAATAAGATCCCACCCAGTGGAGACTGGGTTGCGAAACCGTGGCTTAAATCTTTCTTCAAAATCTTTTTTATAGTCGTAGCCGCTGTCGTTGTCCACCCCTAACTTAAGCGAGTCATTAATAACCTGCGAAATCTCATCAAAGGAGGAGTTCTGAAGGAGGCCTATCGACTTCACCATCGCGGACTTAAGATTCTGTTTCTTACAAAAGTCTAAAGAGGTGTCTTTGATATACTCTGTGTCGGTAACAGCGGTAACCTGACTGCGAACGTAAAACTCTCGCGCTTGTTTGGCTGTTAGTTCGTTCTCGTTGTCAAGTTCGGACCGGAGAATTGTTTTGACAATATCGCGTGAAGGGTGGACTCCATACTTTTTACGATAGTTAAAAATTTTATTGAGAAAAAGCTTAAGATAGTTAAGCTCTAGAAAGCTAACATCTAATACTTCTTCAATCTGATCGGCGAAGGAGCGGTCATCCAAAATCACCATACATAATTTCTCTTGGAACGACTTACCGTACTTGGAGAAGCTACCACGCTCACCATTTAATTTCATAGCTTCCCTCATGACTAATATTACTACTTTGCAAGTGCCTTGTCAAGACAAATCCGATTCATTGTGGCGTGTAGATCGTCCCAGTTGAATACACCAAACCCATCTTGATTCATCATTCGGATAACCTCGGTTTTATTATAGTCGTACTCAAAGTTATCCAAGGCATAGTGCACTTTCTCGCGGCAATGCAAAGATAGCGCCGGAGCGTACAACTGCATCAATTTATAGTTCTCTATAATTACATCTCTGTACTCCAAAACGTTCGTGAAAAACTTAGCCTTAGAGTCGCTAGCGAGGCAGAAATCAAAAATCTCCTGCAATGTTACATCCTTATCTTCCCTAAGAAATTTTAAGTTTTTTGAAATACTTTTTAGGCCGGCGCGAGGTACCCCTTTGAGATTGTCCGATGGGTCCCCAGCGATGGCTCTCGCCATCGCAAAATTGCGAGGATGGATATCAAAATCTTCCACAATGTTTAACTTATTATGAATCTTCTTTTGAATGGGGCGGAACAAAACGGTTTCGTCGTCGCACAGCTGAAGGAAATCTTTATCACTGGAGATAACTACCTTTTGCCAGCCCTTGAATTGTTCGGTCTGAGTTGCAAAAGCAATAACGTCGTCGGCCTCTACCTCATCGAAGCGCAATTGAATCACGGGCAGCTCATTAAGATACTCCATCAGGCGCAGCTGCTGCCACGCCATGTTGGCGCGCTGTTGCTCGTCAGTCAAGTCCGTCTGGCGGTTGACGCGAATGGGCTTACGGCCGGCCTTATAATTCTTGTTTTGCTCTCGCCTTTTGCGGCTACCGCCCGGGCCATCCCAGATGATCATCACCGTGTCGGGCTTAATGTCTCGACAGAGCTTCTGTAAGATGCCCAGGAAGCCCTTGAGGCCTCCGATGGGGTGGCCGTGGACCGAGAGGCTAGGGTTGACGATGAAAGCCCTGTAGTAAGCGTTCAGGGCGTCGACAATCATTACTCTTTTCATAGTCTCATACTCTCAATCTTGCCGTTCTTATCTGTATAGACCACGCGCTTGACACCAACGTGACGCAGCGCGCTCTCACACATAGGACAAGGCTTGCTGATACGGGCCTCTCCCTCTCTGTTAATACGGGCTACGTAAACTGTGGACCCGCGTGTGGTAGAACGGTCCACTCCTAAAATGGCTCCCAACTCTGCATGGAGGGTGGCTTCGCCACGGCCCTCTTTACGAAATCTCGCACCGAAACTACAATGCCGGTGCTTGTTGCAGGAAATATTACGAACGGAACTGCCCTTCACAAGGACGGCGCCGTGCCTAAACTTTCCATAATCTGATTGTTCCGCCACCCTCTTGGCGAACTCTATATATCTCTTGTTCTTCAACTGTATCCCCTAACGTATGAAGCTCCTATGAGTATACCTCACAGGAGCTTCAGAGTCAAGGGTTTAGTTTGAGTTTATTTGACTTTCGGCTGTGCTCCGGCCTTGTTATAGGGAGGGTTAACATTAACCTCTCCCCCTTGGAGCGCTTTAATGGCCAATTTCGATGCCGGCTGGACCGGACCATCCTTGTCATCGATCACTGGCATATCGGAGCGAGGGTTGCTCGTTAATACGGCCCCATCGCTGACGCCCGGAACCCCTTTAACATTGTTCACCATAAAGTTGGCCATGGCTTTAATAGCCTCGGCGCCCTCTTTTCCGGTTTTTGCTTGCATTACTTCTAATGCTTTGCCCTTGTCGAACGCGTTGGGCACGCCACTAAAGAATTTGCCTTTTCCATCAGGCTGTTTGTCAACGGCCAAGGCAGCTAAAACCTTCTCTACGGCGCCCACATCGTGGAACTGCTTGAAGTTACCTGTGCCGGGCTTGCCCTTGTTTACCCCCAAGATACCCTTCGTAATTGTATTAAGAATGGCAACCAATTGAGTGCCCGGGAAATCTACTTCGTATCCACTAATTGCCGCGCTGGGGTCGGCCATGGCTGTTGCGAGCCAACGATGGTGGCCATCCATTAGAAAGTTGTCCTTTGAGACAAACGCGGCGATGTTTCCTCCTGGGCCTCCAGAGCCAAACATAGTACCATTTAACATTCCCAAAGCAAACCAAGCAGCCTTGCCTAAATTCATAGAAGTTTGTGACGGGAACAAGTCGCGCGCGGCCCACTTACCGTTTAGGTTAACAGGGATAACATCGTCTTTTGCGTCGCCGTCGAATGCCGCGGGGCCACTAGTTGCATTAGTTTTGGCCTGATTTGGATCAACTGCCGATAAAGCAATTGGAAACATCTTTGTATCAAGTTCGGCCGCGTTGGCTTTTTCATTTACAAACTTGCGCCAGTTCTCTGTAATCAACTGGGCTTTTGGGTAACTTGACCATTTGCTCATCTTATATCTCCGTGGAATATATAATAAATAGTCTTATTTTTTATCTACGTCGTAGAAATCTTCGGCATTCCCCTCGCGCGTATCAAACTTACGAATGATCTGTTCATCCATAATCTCAAGCACCCGGGTTTTGAACTTCTTGTCTTTAAGTTTTTCAATCCAATGAGCGCTCTGGAACTTCTCTTCCGTTCCATCTTTATAGACCAGGGAGAACCAAGCGCCGGCTTGCTTGAGATTGTCGGAGCCCTTGATTGCTTCCAGCCAACTCTCTTGGTCCTGGATACCAACCTTGTCGGTTCCCCACAGAATCTTGAAGGCGCAGTTGCGCCCCTGTGTACCGAAGCGAGACTTCTCAAGCTTAACCTTCACCTCTGAACCAATACGGAAACCACTTTCATCTTCGATAAAAGCAGACTTGGCTTTGCGCCCCGTCAACCATACCCGAAGGGAATATACATAATGCATAGCCTTCCCGCCGGGGGTGATGAACGGAGTCGTCATTGCGACGATGCGTGCGTTTGGGCCCTGTGGAATATTGGTCTTCAACTGGTTGAGAACCAGGAAGGCAGACTTGGTGTTGGCGATCGGAATAGTCAGCTTAGACATTCCCTTTGATAAAATGCGCGCCTTCATAGCCATCGTGGATTGCGGATTGAAGTCTCCTTCCACGTCGGTAATAGTCGGAGTCATAGCCAGCGAGTCCCAGATAAACAAGGTTCTTTCCGCTCCTGACTTTAAGACGTTCTCAACAGTTTCTAACACGTGCTCAACTGATTGTGCTTGCACGTAAATAAGTTCACCTATATCACAGCCAGCGCGCTCCAGGAACCCGGGGTCGATAGCAGACTCCGAATCCATATAGATAACAGTCATTCCCATACGTTGGGCATTCCCGGCAATCTGGGCAGCCATAAAGGACTTCCCTGTGGATTCTAGTCCGGCAATCTCAGTAAACTTACCCACCGGTACTCCAGCCAATTGGCCGCGACAAACAATAGAATCCAACCAGCGCGAGCCGGTTGGAATCCATTCTTTTACCTCTGTTGGGTTGGCGTGGTTGAGGTTATGCGCTACTTCCAGACCGGAAGTCTTATTGATTAAGGTGCGCAATCCATCAATAGAAATTTTTCCAGCTGTGGATTTACTTTTTGCCATCTAAGACAAGTCCAAAGTCAATAGACCATTCGATGTCTGTACTATCACATCGAAGCCGTCAACAAACTCGTCGGCGCCTCCGTTTAGACTGTAAAGATCTCTGGCATGCACTTTTACATTGGCCGCGATCTCGCACGTGCCACGCTTATGATCGTGGCGCTCTGTAGAAATGGTCAAAAGATCATATTCATATGCTTCTTTTTTGAGTGTTTGCGTAAGATACTCTTCGAACCAGTGTGCTCGATCATACTTTTCTAACAACCCGCCATCGCGCATCGTGTCTAAAATATCTTCCTCGTAGCGTGAATACACTGTGATGTAAGGCGTGGCCAATAACTTAGCCAATCGCTCCGCTGTATCCGTTTGCTCCAATGCGTTCTCAACATAATCGTCCGAGATGTGCCATACACTGGCAGCATCTTCATAGTTTAAATAAACAAAATCTTTATCTGTAATATTAAGGTCCTGAAGTGTTTCCACGATATTTCCCATTTTTGATTTTCTCTTTTCTACAATATGTTTCGAACTTATTGTGAGTTCTTGGTGTCTTGAATATGTGTGCGTAGTTCTTGTGCAAGGTTCTTTACTTCTTGCATGGTCTTGCGTACGCGGGTGCCAGCGGCATTGTTGCTGCGGCTGAAAAACTTCTCATGATCTTCTCGGGTATTCTCCAGAAGGGTGATTAGCTTCTCAAGATAATTATTTTCAGTACTCATATAACTGCTCCTTTATAATGTGAGGCACCTGATAACCCTGTGCCTCCCTGTGGGTCAAGGCTTTACTTCTTTTGAACGAAGGCGTAAAGCTTTTCAGCTTCCGTTAAAATTTCCTCAGTCGTGTAAGGAGCAACAGCCTCGCGCTGGCCCTCCGGCTTTAGAAATTCATTATCAACACAGCGCTGGTTGCGCTCGCCGACAATTCCAATTGCCATTCCTAGCAAATCGGTGCGGAGTTCGTATCCGCTTTTGTTTGTATCACTCATAATATCTCCTTTGTGTGTGTATAAGTGTGAGACCCCTATAACCCCGGGCCTCCCTGCGGGGGGGATATTAAAGAGCGCCGAGCTCTGCGAAAGCAGCGTCAACAGCATTGCCGTCGCCCTCTGTGGTCTTCCCATACTTCTCGGTTTCGCTACTAACCGTCTCGGGATCGTCAACCTGTGCGTTGACGAAAGTGTCGAGAATAGTCTGGACATCGCTGGTCGCCTTTCGCTCGAACAGTCCAGTGAAATCTGGAATGCTATCGAGAAGCTCTGCGCACTTCTCGGGCGTCAGTTCCTCGCAAAGCGGGGAGGACCGGCGGCGAGGCACAAGCTTCGTCTGTGGGAAGGAAGCGCCCGGAGGCTTTCCGTAGGTCATCTGCAGGTCGGTGCCTGTCTCGGTGTCGGTGATATCACCATACTCCGGATTCAGCACGAGAGTCAGAAGATTCTCGTAGGCAGTCTTGCCATAGCCCCACACGCGTACACCCTTCTCTTCCTCACCGCGAACCATCACGGGGCTGAAGAAGCGCTGACGCACAAACAGAGACTTTGCCATCTTCTTGCTGTGTTCTTCGTTCTTGTCTACGCCATCGCGCCAGAGCTTCGAAGCAAATTCACAAACAGGACACTCGTCACTGTAGTTGCGCTTGGGACATAGGAAGCCTCCCTTTTCGACATTGTAGTGAAACCACATGTCCTTGAAGGGGTCTCCGTCCGCTGTCGGAACGATTCGAATAGTCTGTTCCCCATCGTCGGGGCGCCAGAAAGTGTCATTTGAGGAGTTTCCGTCTCCACGTAGTGACGAGAGCTTTTCTCTCATCTTATCTAAATTAATACCCATTTTTTTATCTCCTTATAGTTGGGTTATAGTACGACTAGCAAATATCCTAGTCGTCTAAAAGTTCTTTATATGATTGTACCATAGATGAATACTTAATGCAATAACAATATTTTTGATCATATGTGGTTTTAAATACTCCATACGACACGTTCAAGGTGTCGTCAATTTTAGATTTAACAAAACCATTAATTTTTCTAAACAAAGTACCGTCGTTCTGTAATTCATGCTCGTTAATACCATAATAGTATACCACATCTCGGGCCTCTGTCAAGTCATAAAACCAATTTTCTTTTTCGTCGGCGCCCTCAATGTCAACGACGCCCAACGTCGTAATCCGACAGATGTCAGCAGGCTGAATAAAATTACCGATGACCGGGTCGCTGTGTTCAAAAACATTAATCATGTGAAGGGTGTTAACGATGGCTTGATTAAGCGTATCGTAGTACCCCAAGATAGCCATATCGCCGATAGTACGCTCAAGCATGCTATTACTAACCAAAATAATCTTTTTT